TTGTTCATAAACAAGTTTCCAAAGCATAGCATGCCTCAACTGAACGCTCAACGTTGTCACCTCACCGAGTAATCGATGAGTGAAAACTGGATGAATTCAGGGAAGCCCTAACGTAAAGACGAGGGTAATCCTGAGCCAAGCCAATCAAGTCGTGATTGGAAGGTGCAGAGACTACTGGGTGTAACACGATCTTGTTACGTAATACCAGATTTAGCGTCCGGCATCCCACAGGGATGAAGAGATAGTCCACCCCTCTAAGAAACTAGAGACCAGGAGAACGATTTTCCAAAGATCTTAGGTGCGGAACTTTACCGTCCCCACCCTGCGTACATCGCTGAAATGGCTGTCGAGCCTGTGGTCGTCCACGACTTTACTCGTCAGCCTGGTCAAACCGTTCAGTTAGACCGCTACAAGTTCTGGGGTACCCCTGGTACCAAGGATAGCCGTGAGCGTGTGTCCGATCAAACCATCGGTACCGCTAACAGCCGTAACATCACCAAGGAAAAAGTCCTGGTGGTGCTTAAGGAATACACCGGTCCTGCGGACCCCGGCGATCCTACCCAGCCTTCGACTTTCAAGATTGCTCGCGAAACTCTGATCACTGCTCAGCGTCTGCTGCTTGATAGCGGCAACCTGAACATGTTCCACCAGTCGATCGGTAGCCTGACGCTGCTTGACGACTATCGCCGTTGGCGCGACCGCGTGTTCCTTGACGAACTCGCCAAAGCCGAAGCCAATGGTGCCGCTTCTACGACTCAAGGCGGTTACTACTTCGCTGGTGGTAAGACCAAAGATTCCTCTGGTCGCATCAGCTACACCGGTGCTGAGTACACCGCCGATGTTCAGCAGTTCCAGGTTCGTACCGACTTGCTGAACATTGTTAAGGACCTGCGTAAGCGTAACGTTCCGACCTTCTCTGATGGTCTGTATCGTTGCATTTGCGATCCCGTTTTCATGATGCACCTGCGTCGTGATCCTGACTTCCGCGAGATCGCTCGTTACGCTGGTAACCCTGGCCAAGGCATGTACATGGGTAATCCCATGATGCCTAACAACGCCAGCTTCTACATGGGTCCCCAAGCTGGTCAAGGTTATTTCCTGGCTGGCGAACCTGTGATGCCTACCGGCGTTCAGTTCGAAGGCGTGAAGTTCTACGAGTCGACCAACTTCCCGACCAAGAACATCACCGCTTCTTTCGACGGTGGTTCTACCTATGCTTCTAAGGAAGTTGCCCAAGGTTACTTCTTTGGTCCTCAATCTGTTGGCGTTGGTATCGGCGGCCCGAATGCTCAGGTGCTGATCAACAACAACGACGATTTCAGCCGCTTCATCATTCTTATTTGGCAGCTTTACGCTGGTTTTGAAATCCTGAACACCGATTTCATCACCACCGCATTCAGCTTCGTCCAAGATGACGGCGACATCTGATAACAACTAACATATCTGGAATAGCTAAATGACTTATTTAACGGCTAAAAAGATTTATCCAGGTAACTGGAATAACGCTCTTAACGGTTGGTATCGTAATATCGATCCCAATGCTTCTGGTACCGACACCGGTTCCAACGCAGGCCCCACTTCGGTGCTTGCTACTCCTGGTTACCGTTACTTCCAGCAGCGTGGCTATGTGCCCGTTGCAGGCATCTCTGGTGGCGCCGGCAGCACTGCCGCTATCACCAGCGCTGATGTGATCGTTCCTTCGCCTTACCGCCAAGACGACACTCGTCCCAACATCACCGGCATGGTGATCTCTGGTAACGCCACCCTGCCTGCTTACGTTTATCGCGCTGCGATTTCCGTTGCTTCCGGTTGGGACGGCACCGTTGCTTCTGGTGTGTACGCCGCAACTGGCAACGTGATCTCCTTCGGTCGTAGCAACAGTGGTTCTCCTACCGCTGCTTCGGGTGTTGGCGAAGGTGTGGCACAAGCCAACCTCACCTCTACCGTGTCTGGTAGCCAAGCTGGCGAAATCTACTTCGCTGGTGGCACCGCAGCTTACGGCACCAATCCCTTTATCCTGAGCTCTGGCGTTCTTGGTCCTCTTCCGGGTAATGCTTATTACTCGTTAAGCGGCTCTACCACTTTTAAAGTGTTTGCCAAGGAAACCGCCAACAGCACCACGACTTCTGGTAGCTTCTACATCTCTGCTGCTGACAGTGCTTCCAGCCGCATTGGTTACCTGGTTGTGGAAGTGTGCTACATCCAACCGGATACCGCACCTGGCTACGAAGATATTGACGCATATCTTACCGGTCGCGTTGTTAGCTGATTAGGTTAAACTAAGACCAGTGAACAACTGGTCTTATGTCTACGCCAACTGCCGACATGCTTTATCAGCACAAGAAAACAGGTGCACGTGTTGAGATTGTAAGTGAATGGGATAACGGCGATTGGTTCATGGTCAAAGATCAGGACGGTCGCCTTTACACCGCTTACAAAACTGAACTTACACCTGACGAAGCGGCTACGAAGAAAGTAAAAACTCTTCGTGTTAAAGATAAAGCGTCTCAGGAAGAGCCGCGTACTTTTCCCCCGGACACTCGCCTTAACATCAATGGCGCTACTCCTCAAATGATCGCTGATCATATTAAGGGTATCGGATTGAAAACAGCTCGAGAGATTAAAGATCTTCAAATGTCCTTATCGGGTGAAAGGTTTAACAATCTTGAACAGTTAAAGCAAATTAAAAGGGTTGATTGGGACGCGGTCATGGCAGCAGACTTAATCAGAGTTTGATACTTATCTCCTACTTAGCCCCTGGGAAACCAGGGGTTTTTTGCTCGTAAAATAAGAAATAAAACAACATGGCAAACCCCGTCTATCGCTCAGGTTATACAGGACCAAGTAGCAAAATCGGTGGTAGTACTGACTATCACATCGATTTAAAGATGCTGCAGTCCTTGCCGCTTGCTGAGCGGATTAAGGCGATGGATGCGGTAGCAAATCAATATGGTTCTCTTGGGCGAGAAATTGAGTTTTCAAATGACGTGGTATCAGGAAAAAGGTGGAACTCAGCAGCAGACCTTGCAGCAAAAGTTGATTTACTAGAACGAGCCGCAGCTGCCCATGGACACAGTAAGCATTCCGGGTGGGACTCTTTTGACTTCTACGTACCCTTCAAAGGTAAAAGTAGGTTTGATAAAGGTGCTGTAGAAGATGCGTCTATCTATCTCCCTGGTGTCGCTGGAGGCAAGATTCGTCGCGGCAGTGGTGGAGGGTATGGTTACTTTTCCGAAGCATTAGATCCTGCAGGCAAGGTTGTATTCCGCGTTGGGCACGGTAATGTTGATCGGCCTGAAACGGAAACAGAGATTGCAATTCCTGCAGGACAATTAAATCAACCTGGACAAACAACCGCAGAAGCTCAACCAAACACGGGTGAAGCACGGCAAGATTTCTTGAAACGTTATATGCAAGATCAGTTACAAACAACAATGATGTCACAATTACTCAATCCACCACAACAAACAAACCATCGAGCAGTCATGGAACAAATGATGCAATCGATGGGAGGCCTTGGAATCCTTCAAAATCCAATGAGCCTATAATAGAGAACATACGGAACTAAGCTGTGCATCTCAGCGACTTCGATAAAAGTAGAGTCCGATATCACCTCGGATACTTCACGGTTACCGTGCCAGCAGGCGATTACGCCCGTCTGGAAGAAGCTATGAATACCATTCCGGATTCATACTTCTACGACAAAGTTATTATTCAACTTGGTCGTTGCGATACTGCCGAGAAGAAAACCGAAGTTGCTACTTCGCCTTCTACTCGCATTGAAAACATTGTTGGTGACGTGGATCGTACGATTCGCTCCAGTAATGCCAGGGAAGCACTGAAGGTTTGGGACGAGATTTATCTCTACGAAACCAACCGACTTGCACAGATTCTTTACGTTCCAAACTACAAAGATCCGTTCCAGGCGCGTTACCGTTACGAACGTTCTGGTGCTGAATTTATCCAGGCATTACCTGGCCCAGCCGACGTTTCGGTAGGAACAAGGATATACCTTCACGAGGTATGGCGTTAATTAATCCGTGTATGCTAGAATATCGATACACGCATTGAAAACATGGTTGCTCCAGCACCGTTGCCCGACTCAAAAGAATTAAAAGAATACTATAAATATCTTCCGGACACGGGTGATTTAATTTTAATTAAATTACGGTGCAAAGCGGATAAGCAAAAAGTAAACAAACCGATTGGCTCCTTGGGAGGTCCAGAGAGACGAAAAACATGGGTTGTAAAACATAAAGGAAAAAGCTATTACATAAGTAG